GGGTCGTGCTTTCTATTTTGAGACATATTTACCAGAATATGGAGCAATGTATGACAAATTACCCATCTCTGCATTTGTTTCAAGACCAAAAACACCTGATCCAGACATGGATTTAATTAATTTACAGTTTTGGAACTGTATGGATTATGATTTTACGGTGATTGTCAAGCAATTTGTTGCTCCAATGGAGTGGGAATGTCGAACAAGACACTTTGGAAATCAAAAAGGACAGTATATTTGCACTCTAGACAACTATCATGGTGATTTTGACCAGATAGATGCTTCAACAAGTGAGATGCCTGACGAACATAAGTCATTTAATCTCATTGAACTACGAAACGGACAGTTTTGTCTCTACCCAAACAACCGATGTCGCATCTTTGATACCTCAATGACACCTCAGAACGTTAAAATACCCGATTTTAAGGTATCAACACGCATTTTTGAGGTTGAGAATGATGTTAACTGGGGTCGATTAGGTGATTGTGATGATTATTTCTGGACGACACCCGATGAAAGACGAGAAGAGTAGGTATATTTTACATTGGATTTCACAATTATCCAAAATTAGACCAGAATTAGGTAATTTTAGCATCTGTCCGTATGCGTCAGGTGCTAATTTTAGTATTCAAGACCAAAAATTACACCAAATTGTGCCAAATTGTGATTTTGACGTTATAATAAACGTAGTTGAAGACGATATTGAAGCAAATTTTTTGTATGATGCTGTTGATGACTATAATCGTAACTATCCCAACTATAAATTCATCGCAGATCACGGAAAAACGAAGACATACATACAAGGAATACAAACAAATAATGGAAAATACAACTTAGTGTTGTGTCAACCACGTAAAGAACTTACAGAAGCAAGAAAAAAACTTGCAAAAACCAATTATTACAACTACTGGGATAAAAATTACCTTAAAGAGGTACTTGAAGACGACTATGGAATCATTAATGATGAAGAAACACGTTAAAAACGCTCACATGGGTACACATTTACTTGTTGAAGTGTATAATGTACCCTTTGAAAAACTAAATGATAGAGATAAAATCGAACAAATATGTGTTAGTGCTTGTAAAACTGAAGATTTAGAGATTTTAAACACTTATACTCATCAATTTGAACCTTATGGAGTGAGTTGTACTATTACTTTGGGTGAAAGTCATCTTTCTTGTCACACCTGGCCAGAAAAAAACTGTGTTGCGTTCGATATATTTACTTGTGGAGCGAAAAATCCACGTTCTGTTGCCTATTGGGTGCTTGAATACTTTGATAGTAATGATTATGTGATGAAAGATTATGCGAGATAGGGTATAAATAAATCTAAAAGCGTTTATAATGTCGATTTTACGCAATTCAAGATCATTTAAGGATTTAAGTCTATCTTTTTCACCTCATCCAGTGACGAAAGACCTTCCTGTGCTTGCAAATGAGAGAGCAATTCTAAGATCTGTAAGAAATTTGGTTGAAACGATGCCAACAGAAAGATTTTTTAATTCTTTAATTGGCACTGAAGTAAGAAGTTCATTATTTCAGAACTATACTCGTGGCACTCTTGTTACGATTGAAGATCAAATAGTGGAAACAATCGAAAATTATGAGCCAAGAGTTGATAATGTTCGGGTTGAGGCACAGTCAGACCCAGACAATAATAATTTTGATGTTAAAGTCTTTTTTGACATTGTAGGAATCGATACTCCAGCACAGTCATTCTCCTTTATTTTAGAACCAACGAGATAATATGCCTTTTACTCAGTTTACAAGTTTAGACTTTGATCAGATCAAAGCACAGATAAAAGATTTTTTACGTTCAAATTCAAATTTTAGTGGTTTTGATTTTGAGGGTTCTAACTTTTCAGTTCTTATAGATACACTTGCCTATAATACTTATATTAATGCATTTAATGCAAATTTAGTTGCAAACGAATCATTTTTAGACTCTGCAACGATAAGAGAGAATGTTGTATCCCTTGCAAGAAATATTGGATATATACCCCGTTCAAAAACCGCTGCAGTAGCTCAAATTAAGATAGATGATATAGATGTCGGAACAACATCTGATGCCACTACAAAGTTTTTAACCCTTCGTGCAGGACTTGTTTGTGTTGGTAATGCTGAGAACACCACATATAGATTTTCAACATCAGATCCTATTACATCCAGTAGAGTAGAGGATAGAGGAGGAACTTCTTTTGCTGTATTTGATGATCCTATTAATGTTTATGAAGGTACTTTACTTCAAAGAGTTTATCGTGTAGATACATCACAAGATCAGAGATATATTATCGATAGTCCTAATATTGATAGTTCAACATTACGTGTTTATGTTAAAGGTGCAAGTGATGTAGGACTTGGAAGAAAATATAGTATGATTGATAATATATTGAATATTAATAAACACTCAGAAATATATCTAGCACAGGAAGTTCAGGATGAAAAGTATGAAATATTATTTGGTGACGGATTTTTTGGTAAAAAGTTAGAAAATGGCACTTTAATTACAGCTCAGTATATAGTAACTGACGGAGAAACTGGAAATGGTGCTGCAAGTTTTAGTTTTCAAGGATCATTTATAAAGAGTGATAATACATTCTTTACACCCACCAATACTATTAGCATTACTACTGTCTCTAACGCTTCTAATGGTGCTGAAGTTGAAGATGTGCAGTCAATTAAGTATTTTGCTCCAAGAATTTACTCAGCACAATACAGGGCGGTTACACCAAGAGATTATGAGGCAATAATTGGTACAATATATCCTGCAGCTGAGTCCGTTGCTGTTATTGGTGGAGAAGAATTAAATCCACCACAATTTGGTAAAGTTCAAATTAGTATTAAACCTAAAAATGGTACTTTTGTATCTGATTTTGATAAAACTCAAATCAAAAATAAATTAAAAAATTACGCTATTGCTGGTATCAATTCTGAAATTATTGATTTGAAACTACTATATGTGGAGATAGAGTCGAACATATATTATAATCCATCTCAAATTAATTCCTCTTCGGGTTTAAGAACTAGAGTAATTAATGCTCTAAATGATTACGCATCAAATGTTGAAATTAATAAATTTGGTGGACGATTTAAATATAGTAAACTTAGCACATTAATTGACCGCATTGATAATGGTATTACATCAAATATTACCAAAGTAATAATTAGAAGAGACTTAAAAGCATTGCTTAATCAATTCGCACAGTATGAATTATGTTTTGGAAACCAATTTAATATAAAACCTGCAGGGTATAATATAAAAAGCACAGGTTTTACAATCAATGGATTTTCTAATATTGCATATTTAACAGATATTCCAAATAAAGATGCATCTGGTAATCTAGATGGTAGCATGAAAGGAATATTAAGTGTGGTTACTAAGAATGAAAAAAATCAACTACAAATTTTAGTTAAAGAAGCTGGTGTAGTGGACTATAAACATGGAGAAGTCATATTGAATACAATTAATATTACATCTACCGTTAGTCAAAATGATATTATTGAAATACAAGCTTTCCCAGAATCTAATGATGTTGTTGGTCTTAAGGATTTATATCTTAATTTTAACGTATCGAAAAGCACAATAAATACTGTGAGAGATGTAATAGCATCAGGAGAAGATGTTTCAGGAGTTGTATTCCAGAGAGATTACTATACATCAAGTTACTCTAATGGAACTTTAGAGAGGGAATAATTTATGTCACAATTTGACAAAAGAATACAAGTCAATCAAATAATTGAAAATCAGTTACCAGAGTTTGTGGTATCTGATTTCCCTAATGCAACAGAGTTTTTAAAGCAATATTATATTTCACAAGAATTTCAAGGAGGTCCATCTGATTTAATAACAAATTTCGATCAGTATTTAAAACCAGATAATTTAGTTCCTGAAGTAGTTATTGGCACAACTACTATTTCATCAGATGTATCATCTACTGATGATATTATCACAGTGCCTAGCACAAAAGGATTTCCATCTGAATATGGTTTATTAAAAATAAATGATGAAATAATTTCATATACAGGCATAACATCTACATCATTTACTGGATGTATTCGTGGTTTTAGTGGTGTAACAGGGTATAATGTAGGTATCTCCTCCTCACTCCTTAATATAAATCAAGAGCATTTAAAATTTAGTGAAACTTCAGCAGCATCACACTCCAGCGGATCAACATTAACAAATTTATCTGTTCTGTTTTTACAAGAGTTTTTTAAAAAACTCAAAAAAACATTTTTACCAGGTTTAGAAAATAATGATTTTACCAGTGATTTAGATATAGGAAACTTCGTAAAATTTTCTCGTTCATTCTACCAATCCAAAGGTGTTGAAGAATCAGTAAATATATTATTTAAGGTATTATACGGAGTTGATGCAAAAGTTATTGACTTAGAAGGTAACTTAATAAAACCATCTGATGCAGAATTTATACGTCGTGAAGTCATTGTGGCTGATGTTATCGGTGCTGGTGAACCTCAAAACTTGACAGGACAAACAATATTCAAATCAACTGATACCTCAACTAATGCATCAGTATCAGAAGTTGAAATTATAAAAAGAGAAGGTAGAAATTATTATAAGATTGCATTATTTGTAGGTTTTAGTGATAGAGATTTAATTCAAGGTATATTTAAAGTACCTGGTAAAACAAAATTAATTAATGGAATACACGCAGGTGGAACGATAATAGATGTAGATTCAACTGTTGGGTTTGGTGTAACGGGCACTCTCATTAGTGGAAAAAATACATCAATAAGTTATACTTCAAAATCAATTAACCAGTTCTTTGGATGTAGTGGTATAAATGTCGGTATTAACACTGGTGATGATATTAGAGATAATGAAACAATATTTGGATTTGAAAATGGAGATTTATCTAAAAGAGTAGATTTAAGAATTACAGGTGTAATATCAGATTTAGTTCCAGTAACAGATGTTAACTTAGTAAATGAAGGTGAGAATATATTTGTAAAAAATGTTGGTGAAAAAATAGAAAATAATGGTGAAACTTATAAAGAAATTTTTGCTAATTCTTGGATTTATAATACTCGTACAAGATTTCAAGTTGGTATTTCAAGTGCTGAATTTCAATTACAGACACCTATTGACAAAGCGTATTTAAAGGAAGGTGATAGTTTTGAAATTCTTAAGAGAAATGAGAATACAAGAGAAGGATCTGGTGATGTAAAATCTATAACCTCAGCTACACATTCTTTTACCGCTGAAAATATATCAAATTTCAATCAAATCCCAAATCAATTATATGATATTCGTAGAGCTGATAAAAAAGTATCAAGTACAGGTATTCCCCTTAAAGAAGGTAACGGAACAATTATAGCAGATACATTGTCTGTTTATGTTGACGATGACAAATTTGGATATGTTGCCTCCAATTCACTTCCAAGTTATCCAATTACAACTAATGTTGTTGAAGAAACTTTTACGGATGGTAGTGATACTACTAAATTTGATGGTTATAATATATTCACTGAAAAGTATAGTTTCATCAATTTTCCTATAAAACAGAGAGATATTAAATTCATTCAGGGTGACGAAATAATTTATGAAACTGACGGTGTGCCATTATCAGGATTAGAGACTGGTAGAACTTATTATGTAGATCCAGTAATTCCTGCTGCTAATTCTAAAATAACAAAAATAAAATTATATGAATCTATTTCTCAGGTAGGTACTGCATCTACGGTTCAAGTTGGTATTGGAACAACAACCACTGACACTCATAAGTTTGTGTTAAAAAAACATGCGAGTCGTTTATTAGAACCTGATAAAATATTAAGAAAATTTCCTTTAAGTCAAAATTTAGTTGTCCCATCAAAACAAGAAACACCATTTAATGATATTGGTATGTTAATTAATGGAGTACAGATACGTTCTCCAATTTCAGATAATCAAATTTTTTATGGTCCTCTTTCATCAGTTGATATACAGAACGAGGGTGATGATTATGATGTAATAAATCCACCAGTAATAAATGTTGAGTCAAGTCCAGCAGGTGGTGTTGATGCAAAAATTGAACCTATAATTCAAGGTAAAGTAGTAGATTGTCTTGTTGACCCACAAGATTTTGATATTAAATCTGTTTCAAATATTTCATTAACTGGAGGAAATGGTTCTGGATGCATACTAGAACCTGTTTTAGGTGAAAGAAATAGATTTTTAGAGTTTGATAGTAGAGATATATTTTTCAACGGTGGAGTTGATATTCAAGATGAAACAATTACCTTTACAACTAGACATAATTTAGAAAATGGACAACTCATTTACTACAGTTCAAATGGGAACGCACCTTTAGGTATAGGCACTGCATATGAATCAACAAATACATCTTCAGGAACACTTTCAGATGGAGATCCTTATTATATTAGATCTGTAAATACATCAACTGTTAGGTTATTCAACTCAGCAGCAGACGCACTATTTGGTACAGCAGGTATTAATACAGTTGGTCTATCATCAGATACTACTGCAAGTGGTATTCATAGATTTAGAACTGAAAGAAGAAATACATTAGTTGCAGTTAAGGTAATAGAGCAGGGATCTGGATATACTCACCGTAAATTAAGAGTTAAAACATCTGGAATTTCTACATCATTAAACACAATTAATTTCAAGAATCATGGATTTAATACTGGAGAGATTATTGAATATTCAGCAGAAACATCATCAATACAAGGTCTATCTACTACATCATCATATATTGTTAAAAAATTAACTGACGATTCCTTCCAGTTAGCAAATGCAGGTGTAGGGGGAACATCAACAGAGGATTATGATAGAGGTAAATACGTAAACTTTGACTCATCAGGACAAGGATTCCAGATATTTGAGTATCCAAAAATTAAGGTTAATATTAATGTTTCATATGGTTCAACTGTAACAGGAGATATAGTTATAACTCCAATTGTTACTGGGAAAATTTTAGGTGGATATTTGTATGAGGAAGGAACAAATTATGGTTCCGAAATTCTTGATAAAGAGGTAAAACCTAAAGTTACAATTCAGAACGGAGAAAATGCTGAATTTAAACCTATTATTGTTAATGGTAGAATTGAGAGTGTTGCAGTTGTTAACAGAGGTAGAGAATATAACTCACCACCTGAAGTTAAGGTAACATCAACTGGAGTAGGAAGGGGTGCTACGATAAGACCTGTTGTTGAGAATGGTAGAGTAATACAAGCAATAGTTTTGAATACTGGTGTAGGATATGATTCTGTAACCACTGAGGTAAGAGCATTTTCAAGAGGTAAGAATGCTAAATTTAATGCTAGAGTTAGAGCTTTAACTTTAAATAATGCTAATAGATTTGGTGATTCTTTCTTATCAACAAAAAATGATACTTTAAGATTTAGTATTGCAGGTTATTCACAAGAAATTGCTGGTAGATTTGAAGAAACTTTCAGTCTGCTTGCTAATGGTGAATTTAAAGAAATTACAGGACACTCTCCAATTATAGGTTGGGCTTATGATGGTAATCCAATTTATGGTCCTTTTGGTTACACAAATCCAGATGATATAAACTCTCCACTTAAGATAATAGAGTCATCATATATTTTAAATTCAAATGGTGTAAATAATCGTCCAAACGGATACGTTGGTGGATTCTTTGTTGAAGATTATGTATTTGACGAATCAGGTGATTTAGATATCCATAACGGAAGATTTGGAAAAACACCAGAATTTCCTAATGGGATATACGCATACTTCACAAGTGTTGGATTAGGAACTCAAACTAATAAACTTGAGGGTTTGTATCCCTATTTTATAGGAAATACTTATCGTTCCCCACTAATTAATGAAAATAAAATACTGAATCAGGATTTTGATTTTAATAGCACAGATATAAGAAGAAATACATTCCCATACGGTGTTGATGAAAAATTTGCTGGTAGTGATTTTATTACAGAGTCATATGAAGAAATAAGACAAATTTCAAAAATTGAATCTGTAACCAAGGGTAGTGTTGATGGAATCACAATATTAAATTCAGGACAAAATTACAAAGTTGGAGATTTAACTGAATTTAATGATGATTTAACAAATGGATCTGGATTTAGAGCAGAAGTTAGTGAAATAGTTGGCATTGGAATATCAAGAATAGATACATCAATAATTTCATTTGAGGGAGCAGTTTTTGAATGGTTAGATAAAGACCGAGTTCAGGCTAGCTTCTTCCCATTATTGGAAATGAAGGATCAGACCTGTGTATCAATATCAGGTTTAAGTAGTTCAATCGTAAATTTAACAGATACATTCAAAGTAGGTGTAAGCACATCAAGAATTACACTTTTATCAACTATGCAATCTGCCACAGCAGGACTCATTGAAGATATATCTGTATCAAGTATACCTAGAGTAGCAATAGGTTCTTCTGTAAGAATTGCTTCAGGAGACGCAACAAATGAAGAAATAGTAAGAGTTTTAAACGTTTTTGAAGGAAATAAAGTTATTAGAGTTTTTAGAAATGTTGGAGCAGCTCATACTGCTGGAAGTAATGTTGATATTTTAAATAATAGTATAACAATACCTGTAAAAACAAAAAGATTTTTATCACAAACAAATGATTTAGTTTATTTCAATCCAGCACAATCAGTTGGAGTAGGAACCACTGTAGGTGGTGCAATAGATGTTGATACATTTATTGGTGGATTGAAAAAAACAGTTTCCATTCCTACAAGAACAATACGAATTCCAAATCATCCATTTGAAACAGGTCAAAAAATTATTTTAAATAAACGAAATGGAGCAAATAGATTTGATGTATCAAACACCCCATTACAGACACAATTTAAATTACCATTTACAGGGCAAAATTCAACTGAAGTATATGTAATTGACAAAGGTCCAGATAATATAGGACTTGTAACTACAAGAGTTGGTATAGGTAGCACTAGTGAAGGATTATTTTTCTTCTCAAGAGGTAGCACCACTGGTATTTCATCATCTCTCTATTTCTTTGAACCAACTCATACTCAGGTAACTGGTACAATAGATCAAATTACAACAAGAGTATCTACTAATGTATCTGCAGCAAATACGACTACACATAATCTCATAGAGAAAGATGTAGTTAATCTTGAAGTAATACCTAACTTGAATGTGGGAATTGGAACTACTACAAACGTATCAGTCATCTATAATTCAGATTATGAAAAATTATTAGTAAATCCAATATCATTTAATGCCTCTAATGTAGAAACTAATCATATAAACATAACCAATCATGGATTTGAAACTGGTGATAAGATATTTTATGATGGTTCAGCCACTGGTTTGACAACTGGAACTTACTTTGTTAATAAAATAAGTCGAAGTAAATTCTCACTTGCAGAGACAATTGTTGATATTAATTCAAATCCTGTAAAAGAGGTAAGTTTTGTATCTAATACTGGTGGAAATCAATCAGTAGCACTAATCAATCCTCAAATAGAAGTAGTAAAAAATTCAGTTTTAGGTTTCGGATTATCAAGCACAACTTTAGCAGGTTTTGATTTTAAATTATTTTATGATAGAGATTTAACAAATGAATATATTAGTTCTCAAGACTCAACTAATTTTAATGTTGGTGTTGCAGGTACTATTGGGATTGGGACAAATAACACTGATCCAATCGGTGCAACTTTAGAAGTTAAATTCTCTAATTCTGCACCTAACACATTATACTATGGTTTGACAAAGGGTGGGTATATAAGCACTACTGATACAGAAGTTTCAAATTCTTCTGAAATAAAATTTATTGATAGTAAGTATAATGGTGAGTACGAAATATTTAACGTTACTGATGATACCTTTGATATCTCTCCTAGATTCCCTGAATTCTTATCATATACAAATAGTGATTGTGAAAAATTAGAATATTCCACCAAAGCAACCACGGTTCATGGGTCTATTAAGAATTTTAATATAATCTCCAGAGGTTTTAATTATAAAAAACTACCTGAATTTTTAAAAGTCAATAGCACAAATGGAACTGATGCAAATTTAAAAGCATATTCTAATGATATTGGAAGAATTAAAAAAGTTAGAATAGTTGATATTGGATATGAATATTCTTCTGATAAAACTTTGAGTCCAGAGGCATTTATTCCTTCTGTAGTCAGCATTGATAATCTTGATATTATTGAATCAGTTGAAGTATTAAGTGGTGGATCAGATTATACAAACGCTCCTAATTTAATCTTATTCAATCCTGTTTCAAATACTATCGTAGATAAAGTTTCTCTACAAGCAATAGCACCAAATCAAAGGGTATCAGAAGTTAAAGTATTATCACCAATATCTGGGTTAGATTCAGTAGTACACAAAGTAATTTCAATAAACAATTCAAATGGTGTAGGTATTAATTCTGTAATAATTAGTAACTCTGGAGTTGTTACTTGTTTCCTAGAAACCCCCATAAATGGGTTTGATTCGCAACCTTTTGCAGTTGGTGATGAAATCTTTATTGAAGGTATACAAAGGGTAGGAGAGAGTGGTATAGGAGCAACTCAGGGTGGTAGTGTTACATCTACTACAATTGAAGGAACTGGATATAATTCAGAAGACTACAATTTCCAATTCTTTGAAGTTATAGATTACTCTGCTGGAACTCAGTCTATTTTAGAATTTAGTTTAGCGGGTGTTACTACAAATCCTGGTATCGCAAAAACTTTCCAATCGGGTTATGCTAATTTAATAAACAAGAATAATTTACCAGTTATTGAACCTGTTATAAAAAGAGGTGTATTTGAGTTAAATGAAACACTCATAGTTGGAACAGAAATAACTGATTTAACAATAAGTGAGGTTAGAAATGATTATATTAAAATAGATGGTAAGTCTAAGTTAAAAGTTGGTGATAGAATTGTAGGTCGATTAAGTGGTGTATCAGCTGAAATTATATCCTTAACTAATAATCAGGCTAAATTTAAAACTGATTTTTCAAACAGACAAGAATATGGTTGGTTAGATGATATTGGTAAATTAAATGAGGATTATCAAGTAATACCAGATAATAATTATTATCAAAATCTTTCGTATACAATTAAAAGTCCAATCGGATGGAATGATTTTGTTAATCCTGTAAATCGTCTTACTCATCCATCTGGATTGAAAAATTTTGCTGATACTTCAGTATTATCTAAAATTCCAGTTGGTATTGGAGAAACTGCAGAATCTAATCAGTCTATTGTTTTAGATGTTGCAAATGTTCTTGAAATAGAAGATAAACAAAGAGTAGATGTAATTAATAATTTTGATTTAGCAAGAGATTTTAGTGCAAGAAATAATAATTCTAAATTTCTTACTCTTAAAAATAGATCGTTAACTGATTTTACTAGATGTAAAACTAACAGAGTATTACTTCACGATGATATTAGTGATACTTTTTCTAGTGAGGGGTTTGAAACTTTAACTACAACTATTGAACCTTTAACCGAAGATATAGGACGTTATTTAATTCAAATAATTGATCCAGATACACTTGATACTCAATTTACAGAATTAGTTACATTAACAACAGAGAATGATGCGTTTATCCTTGAAAAATCAACTGATTTTACAAATCAAAAATTAGGTGATTTTAACACTGAAATCACAACAAACGGCACTAAAAATTTATTATTTGAACCAGTTGAAAAATTTTTAAGAGACCATGATATTAAAATATTAAAAATTGATTTCAATACAGATTTAGCAGGTATTGGAACAAATGCTATTGGAAGTGTTGATTTAACAGGTCATAATATAGGAGTCGGAACAACAACTGTTGGTGTAGTAACTTCAACAATATTAGAATCTCCTGATTATGATTTTAATTCACTTTATGCAAATATATTTGTTCAGGACTCTGTAACAAAGGAAGTTAATTATAGTGAAGTTGTAATTGATTTTGATGGGACTGACACAACAATTGCAGAAACATATGTAGACACAACATCTGGATTAAGTAGTAGTGTTGTGGGTATTATTACTGCAAAGGTTGAGAATAATTTAGTAAAATTACAAATAGAAAATGATAGAGTTA